AAATACTATCTAATATAGCTTTTAAGGGTAGTAAGAGTAAGAAAAATTTTGTTTATATAGAATCTAAGCATTTAGGAACTAAATCAGATTTTGATTTGTTTTGTTTTAGTCTGTTAAATTCAATGGAATGTGAAAAACGTAGAAATTGGATTAATAAACGTAGTAAAAATGACCCTACCGACCAAAATAACGAGGGATATCGGAGTGAATGGGTGCATTTGAGTTGCGTTGCAGCAGGTAAACATACAGGTAGAAGTGCTATGACAGCTTCAATCAAAAAAAGATTAGCTAAATCCAAAGGTTTACTAAATTTCAAACCTTGTTTTCGTTTAATTAAGGGGTTGTCCCCTCTTTTAGCGGCATTTTATACTGATGAAAGAGGTAATTATAAAAGATTGCTAATTAAGGGTGACAAAGTTTATGAAAGACTTGCAGATATTTATATATCTGGGGTTTATGTGACACAAAAACTACTTAAAAAATACTATAGAAATAAAAATTTATGGGAAAGACAGACAATTTAAAAAAATACATAGATATCCATAATGAGTTTTTAAAAGATTTAGATTATACTAAATTTATAAAGAATATTAAAACTGTAACTAGAAATAGGTATAAGACTATTCTAAAAGATGTAAAAAAACTTTTTAAAGAGGAACAACTTAAGATTGATATATTAGGTATATACAATCATTTGCGTGATGATGATGAAGTCAAAGAGAGATTTTATGATGAATGTGTTAAAAATAATAAACATGAATTATTAACATGTTTATATTCCTTTGAAACTAGAAAGGATAATTTAAAAAAATATTTAGAATCAGAATCTATTAAGTTAATTAAAGGTGTAGATTATAAAAAAATAGCTCTTTTTGATGAAAAAATTAAAGATAAAGAATATATTGAAAGGATACCTTATAAAAATGATAATATGTGTGAATTTAATGTTATCACATATAAATATCTTAAATTAAGGAAAAATGAAGAAGGATATTGTGACTTTGTAATCGACCAAACAGAGGAAATATTTTGCTTAACACCTTTAACAGTATTAGGTTTATATAATTTAAGAACTTTTTATTTACAAGAAAATGCTAATAAATTTACACTCATACATGGTATAATTGACCCAAATTTAATGTATTTTACTAAAAAAAGTGATAATATTTATAAAATAGTTGAAGACTCCGTTAAATTTTTTTTATTCAACACACCATATAATATTTTATTTAATTTAGTTTACCCTTACTCTTTGATGAGATGTTTATGGTTTGATGGTAGTGATAAATTAACCTCAGATAGATTAAAAGAATTGTTAGAATTACAACAAGATTATATGACCAAAGATGAGGTTAAAAATATTAAGTTTATAATAGATAAACTTGAGGAAGTTAAGAAGGATATTCAAAAAATTAAATAAATTTTTCTTGATAAAAGTTTAAGTTACTTGTAGTATAAGTATTATTCTTGTTTATTGTTATTATATGATATCTAAAAGTTTCATCAAATTTAACATTACCGTTAGCAGTTTCACCGTAAGTTAAACTAACATTTGAATTGATAAAATTTACCCTTCTACCTGTTCTTGAATTAAAAAAAGTGGCTTTAATGTAAACTTTATTGTTTGATATTTGTGATAATTCGTTAAATGAAATACCTATAGTTTTCATAGGTTTGTTATCTGTTACAGTATAAAAAGGTTTATAGAATTTAATACTATTCCTTTCACCTTCTAAAACTAAATCATATTCACATAGTACAACAGGTACTATTATTTCATCTAATAATATAGATGTATTAGGGTCTGTACTATTATAAAAATCCAATCTAAAAAAACTCTTAATTAAAGATACTTTATTAGAATCAGAATAATCTGTTTTATTATTAATTTGTTTATAAAAATTTTGAGCTACAAAAGAATTTATCTGATTTCTGTTACTATCTAAGAAAAAAAAAGAAATATTGAAATTGTTCAATGCTTCATAAATTTCTTTTTCATAATCTACTATTTTATTAGTTTTTTCTTTTTCTTTTGTTTGTATAAATGCATTTATCACTTCATCATTATCTGTTGTGAGATAATCATTATTAAGAGAAATGACCAATTTATTCTCTTGTATATTTGATAAATTGTATTTTTTATTTTCCATTAGTCTAAGGTTTTAAAATTTATTTTCATACCATTCATACCCATTTGAACTTTATAATCTTCTTCATTATGTAATCTAGACTCTACTTCAAATGTATATACCCTTTTATATTCGTTTGTTGAGTTTATATCACCTAATTTATCTTCAGAAGCCATATTTGTCAATTTTATATGTATATAATAGCCTTTAACCACCATATAATCGTGAATATCATTAAAAAACTTCAACATCTTCTCGTCATACTTATTAGCATCTTGTAGATAATTGGTTATTAAGGTTACTTCATAAATTAGCTTAACAAATACAGGTACAGGTATTTTATAATGTTCTACATTCCTTTTACCGTTATCAGTTGATGGTATTGAAAGATATGTATAAGATTTACCATCAATTATATTTTTGATCTCAGATTGTTTTACTTCTTTTCTTTTAACTATGACAATCGGTAAAGTTAATGTTTTATTATCATCCGAATAATTTTGAGTTATCCTAGATTCTAAATCTGAAGGATTATGTGCAGATATTATAGGTATTAATAAACCATTCTCGTCAATTACTCTATATTTTTCACTTTCTATATATTCAAAGAAAGCTTCGTCAGTGTCTAGTAGAGTTATTGTTTTAGGTAGAAAGTCATTTTTATACCTTTCAGCCTTAATAATTTCAGCTACACGTTCTACACCCTCTTTCTTGGCGTATAAATCATAATTTCTTTTTTTCTTGAAAGCCACAAAATAAATAGTTGAAATATTCGATTAATATACTATATTTGTTTTATGGTAAATTTGATTCTTTTCTTATTAATTTCTTACGGGTTTGCAAATATAGTAGTAACCAGTGAAATCATGTCTTGGTTTAGACTATTGGTTTCGAGGTTACCTATATTTGGAGGTGCTGTAAATTGTATGATGTGTTTTGGATTTTGGGTAGGTGTTATTTTAAGTTTTATATTAAATTCTCCTGTTGAGTTACTGTTAGATAAATCTAACGGGCAAACTTTGAACCAAATAATAAACCCTGTGTTAACAGGGTTTATATCTAGCGGTTTTTCTTGGATGGTTTATGTTTTAGATAATTATCTTTTTTCTAAAAGTTCTTCTTCTAATTCATCTGTGCTTGAAGATGAAAAAAATACTGATTTTGAGTATACAGAAAACGTTCTTAAAGATTAATAGAGAGAATCTCTAATCTGTTGGTCGCTATAATTAGGATTGATATTTCTCATAGATAACATTTTTTCTGTTGAATGTGTAATTCTACCCTCAGGGTATAAATCATTTAAAGTCATATCATACGGAAAAGGGTTTCTTTTTGAATAATTCAAATCTCTTTCTGTATCATTTTTTTTAGGTGTAAATTCTCGTCTTAAATCTTCTATTTTTTTATCAATTTCATTGGGGATATTTTCCAATTTACTTTGAATAGAAGTTAAATTATCTAAAAGACTTTGAACCATACCAACAAGATTTTCTGTCTTGTCTGCCATTTTATCTACTTTAATTTCTTGTTGAACAGATTTAACATCTGTTTTTTCTTCAGGTTTAACTTCACTTTTACCCTCCATAGAATCGGCTTGAGTAACATTTTCACTACTAGAGGACATTTCACCACCAGCAGAAGGCTCAGGTATAACCATATCACCAAGAGCACCAGCATCTTCTTCACCAGCAGGAGCACTAGTTTCACCAGCAGGTGGGGTTTCTTTAGAAGTTTCTGTAGCGGTTTCAGCTTCTTGTTCATCTAATATATCTTCATCGATGAAATCGTCTTCTGTATACGGTTTTAATGACATTTCACCTTTTTTAGGTGCGTTTTTTAAAAAGAAATCGTAATTATATTTTTTTTTGATAGATTCTTTATTGAATTTATCAACATCACTTTTAAATTTATTAATTTTATTTACTAGCGATGACATATTAGTCTTTTAATAATTGTCTTCCGTCCTCTATGATAAGAGTTTTATTTAGAACAGTAGCCTCAGTTTTAACAGTTGGTATTTTACCTCTAATTGCTTTGTTCATTTTTTGTTTGAGAAACATTAAATCTTTTTCATCGATGTTAACATCCTCATCATAAACATAAGCATTTTTTTTATTTTTATTGTCTAAACTCATAAACTATTTTATTATAAATACCACATAAGTTATCAATTGTATAAGATAATTATATATATGGAAAACTTTTCTGATTTTAGTAATGACTTGGTTGGATTTCAACTAACCAACAGAAGAGGTACTAATTTGATGACATTGAATAATTTTTCTATTCAAACGAATTTAGAGCCTAGACAATTTAAAGATTTTTCAAATAGAATAGGTGCCTTTTCTAAAGGTTTAACTTTAGAAGATTTAAGTGCTTCATGTATAGATAATCCTGAAAATGTAATTAAAAATAACACTGAAGTATTTTTAAATTTAGATAGAAGTAATATTGAAGGTTACGCCTATTTCGGTTCATTGAAAGAAAAATTGAGATATGCTATTGAAAATATTATCATTAAATGGCCTGGGAGTTTATATATTGTGGATGAAGTTGAAGGTGTTAATAAATTAAACATCATAGATTATGATTATAATGAGAGTATAGACGAAACCCATTTTAAAATACCTGTAATATGTATAGAAAATAAATTCAATTTGAATTTTGTTAGAAACAAATCTTCTGTTTCAGGTCAAGAAGCTTTTGATTTGAAAAATATACCTACAAGATTTTTAGATTATACTGTTTTTATAAACGATACAGAATACGAAATATTAGACTTAATACCAGCAGAAGACATAAATTCTGGTTATATAGAAATTAAATGTGCAGGTAAACCTTTTACAGGCGTACCGTCTGGATTTACTGTTCATAGTGAATTATATCACATTAAACCAAAAAGTTGTTATTTAGATAACTTTATTAACAGTTTAGATGAATTAGAATATTACTTATTGAGTAGAGATGTATCACCCAAATATACAGCCAAATTCAAATTACCTAAACAATTGGATGATGGTAGTTTTATTTTAGTTGATGAAGTTTTTACTTGGCCTGTAACAGACGGATATAATATAGACATTGATACCTTTTTGTTTAAAGAGTATTTGTTTAATATTTCTGAATTAGGTAAAGCTTTTGATGATTATAAAAAAGATTTATTAGTCAGATTTTTAACCCCACCAGGTCTTATAGAATATGATACACCTGACCGTAAAATGTATGCTTTATTACAAATGTATGGTTGGCAATTTGATAAAAGAAAAACGTTCATAGACTCGTTGACACATGTAAACAAACTTTCTTATGATAAGAAAGAAAATATGTCTGATGTTTTGATAAAGAATTTCGCAAAAAACTTAGGCTTTGGTGTAGTATCAACCGTATCAGATGCAGACTTATTAAATACATTCATCAAACCGTCTGGTAGTAATCAGTATTCTGGTACTAGTTCGTCATATACTCCAGCAGAAGTAGATATCGAATTATGGAGAAGAATAGCTATAAACTCATCATATCTATTCAAATCTAAAGGTACTAGAAAAGCTTTAGAATTTTTATTTGAATTGATAGGTGCTCCTAATTGTCTAATTGAATTAGAAGAACACGTTTACACTACAGAAAAGATAACTATTGATAAAGTAGAAAAAAAATATAGTAATACAATAGACACTAGTAATATAACATTTGATAGAGAAGGTTATCCTAAATATTTATCGCAAACAGATGATTATTATTTTCAAATGAAAGGTGGTTGGTATGAAACAGTAGATGTATTAGATGAAATAAAAAGCCCTATAGGTTATCACGACGGTGATTATGATAACGGCCAAACTTATTTCCAACCGTTTAGAAAGGCAGGGTTTGATTTAGTTAAAGTTGTTGATAATAAGAAAAGTTGGGTGAAATGTGTTTCTGCTGAAACAAGAACTGATAACGATACATTCACATATAACACAAAAGATGAAAGGTTAATTTTAAATACAAAAGAAGTTAACTTGACTATGGATATAGCTAAGGCTATTGAATGTGATATATTTAATTTCAACAGAATAAATGATTTTCCTGTATTTTCTGGTATAACAACACCTTACCCTGTATCGATTTGGACTAATTTTCAAACAGGAAACCTATCTTTTAGAGAATATATGGATAAAGTATATGCAGGATTTATAGATGCCCGCACAAGAAAGATTGTCTCTGATGCTCATGGAGGAGGTTACCCTACATTAAAGAAAATATATCACGATTATTATAAAAATGTACAAAGTAATAAATTGGATTATGAAAAAGTATTGAAATATGTAGAATTGATTGATACATATTGGGTTGACCTAGTAGCTCAATTTATACCTGCTACTACTATATTCTTAGGGTCTGGTAAGAAATTGAGAAATACAATGTTTGATAGACAGAAATTTGTTTATAAACGAGGTATAAATGATGGTTCTGAATTCATAATTACATCTAATACACAAACTTTTGAATTTAATACAAATAGATTAGAAATAAATGCTGCTAAAGCTAAACAATATAATAATAGGAATAATTTATATAAAATTAAATTAGAATCGGAAAATCTTTATTTATCTACAGAATATTGCTTTACTGATTCTAATAATAATTCAATTATAACTAATAAAGGTTTATTCGATATATCAAATTGGTATAATATGATTAAAATGACTACTAATGCAGTGTGTAATTTACCAATACCTATTACAGGTTGCCCAGACGATTATTTTGAAGATGATTATATCGAATGTGGATATATAGGTTAAACAACTAACTCATTTTCTTTATATAATAGATGATATATATAAGGTATATATTTTTTGTTATTTTCTATACCCTTAATAAATTCATCTATGGTTTTATCATAATTGTTGTTTAACTCGACTTCAACTTTTCTATCAAGATAAGCTTTCAATATTTCATAATCATTTTTTGTGTTTTCTAAATAATCTTCATTCAAACCGAATATTATACCACATCCATAATAATAGTCTATAGTATTGAAATTAAATTTTATGAAAGTTTTATCTCGACATAAAGAAATTTTTTCGTTTAACATATATCTAGAATTCACATTAACATCTAAATTAATATATTTAACATTTTCTAACAATAACTTATTAAACTCTACTTTCAATAGGTTCAAACCTTTAACAAACTTAGACACTTCTTCTTTTCTATTAGGGATAGTTATGACGTTACCCTCAAAGTAATCTACATTTAATCCATATTTATTAAATAATTTACATCCAACGATAATATTTATACCATCTTTAATAATTTTTTTATTACGAACTATAAACCTTTCATAATGTCTTAATATACCCTTAAATGTAATGATATCTAGATAATCCTCATCAGAAGCTATAACATTTATATTCATATAAAGCAAATATAAGTATAAAAAAAATAAAAACCAAATTGAATTATTATATATTTTATTTATATTTTACATTATGGAATTAATCGCAGTAAACTCATCACTCATACTCAAAAAAATTAAAGAGAAAGAAACGGGTATATTGTTGGCAGAAGTTGATAGTTCTGCCATCAAAGCTAAAGTTATTTCGATAGGGCCTAATGTTCAAACATGTAAAGTAGATGATTTCGTTTTATTCTTATCTAATTTCGCTCATTCTTTTGAAATAGAAGAAGATAAATATTATGTTATAGATGAGAATAAATTACTTTGTATTATTAGAGGACAAGAACAAGAGAATAATGAAACAGAGAGCTAATTATATTTATGCAATCTGTACAGTTATTCAATCAAAAGAATAATTATTTAGGTGATAGCCTATTAAATAGAATTCTTAATTTAACAAGTCTTTCCGAACAAGAAAGGCAAGAATCAGATTTATATAGAATATACGGTAAGATTTCTTTATTAAGCAATTCTCAAAATAATAATCTTTTTAATTCTATTAATTCCAAGAAAAAAAAGTTTTTCACCAAAATATTAAGTGAATTAAATGATTTGTGTAGTGAGACTAACAGATATACTATAACGGAAATAGAGTTTGTAGATTTTAACAAAATAGATTTATTGAATAGTAATAATTGGAATTATTATTTAGCTTATCCTGTAAGGTCAAGAATAACTAATACTTCTAATAACGGAGATACTCAAACACATGTCAGAACCTTTAAAATAATAGCAGATAAAAACGCAATCAAATTGACTAAACCGACATTAGGTTTGAATATTTATGGTGATTTTGATTATAACTTCCTTTTCAAAAAAACTATTAATTTGAGTGACGAGAGAGATTATCTTAATAGACCTCTCACCAAATTATATTTAATTTTTGATAAATTATCTTTTAATGGTGTTATATCTAATAATCCTCTAAACATAGTTAACGGCGAAATTATAGATTTTGATACTGTTGTGTATGATACAGTTGATATGAAAGATACTTTAGTACCTTCTAACAACCCTACTTTTACAGATACATCTTTACCAATATCTAATCAAGCTACCTTTAGAATAACAGCAGGTTCTACAACAGGTACTTCATATAATCCTAGAATATATTCATTTAATAGGTTTTTTGAAATTAAAATAAACGATTTCACATCATATTTTAGAGAGGGTAATATATTTGAACAAGACGATATACCTACTTATGCACAAGTCGTTTTAAATGATAATAATGAAGATGTGGGTAATAGAAAATGGAGAGATGTTAGAAAGAAAGGTGAAATAGATTTTGATGGTAATGGAGTAAATTATCCGTTTGCTAACGGTACACATTATATAAATTTTAACGAAATTATGACTATTAATAACGTAGATTCTAATGGAAATAATATTGTATTTGACATGGATGTTTTATTCGATTCTAAGTGTGAAGATATTGACACTATCATAGAACCTAAAGAAAATAAGTTATGTTTATAACATAACGACAACGAATTATTTAAAATGACAAAAGGGGTCTTTCGACCCCTTTTTTATTGTCCCAAGGCGAAAATCTTATACCTCATTGAAGTTGAAACCTTCAGGGGTAATATTGAAGTCAAGTATAATTTGTTCAACAGCACCAATCGGAACAAGGTATATTTGACCGAAAAATTGTCTTCTTGCTCTTGTTTCTGCGTTGTTTAGACCTTCTGTAACAACTTCAAAACGACTAATACCTCTATTGTCTTGAATTTCTCTAAGAATAGGGTTAACAATCCTCAAAAATTCAGCCTCAAATTCTTCATCGTTTGGTTCAAAGAGAAGTACACGCACAGCATTCATAACAAGACGTTGTGCTTGTAACATCAAACGTCTAATACTTATTTGTTGTAGAGCAGATTCTTTGATTTGAGTAGTTCTGTTTCCGAATATAAACACACCGTCTGAAAAAGTTGCGATAGGATTAATTCTATTTGAACTTAGAGTATCTCTATCAGATTGAGACAGTTTTTTTCTAGCTCTTCTAACATTCATAGCACCTCTAGTCAAACCTCCCACAGCAAACCAAGGTTGGAATCTACTGTCTGTGATGGCTATATTTTTAAACACTTCTGCGGTAGGAGGTATATACATTAAAATATTATCTTGGGTTGTAACTTGTACCCAAGGTGCATATGTTGCAACATAACTACTATCAATATTAGCAATATCAAAACTATTTGCTATATCTTCAGCATAATTAACACTATCACCAGCATCAGGAGTAGTTATCACGTAGAATGAATCGGACCTAACATTCTCAACAATATCAATCATCTCTTTAACAAGAGAATTGTGATTAGCGTAGTCTATACCTGGTGTTGCGACTAAGTTAACGGGTAGTGATTCAGTGTTTCTGAAAATTTCCATACCTTGTAACCAAGCATAATAATCAGAAGATTTATCTGGTAATTGACCAGATACACCAAACCCAGGTGAAGCGTTATCATAACGAACACGACCCTTTCTAAAGTTATCACTGTTAGTTCTACCAGCTCTGTAAATATCCCAACCGTCAAAACCACCAGAAAATACTAAAGTGAATTTTCTATTTCTTAAATTTTGTAAAATTCTACTGGCTTGATCTATTTCAAAGTCACTTTCTTGTTTGAAAAGGTAAGGTGACCCTATGAAACGACTAGCATCTGTAGTACCACTAACATCTCTGTCCATATGAAACCCTTTAGTAGATGCACTACTAGATGGCACAGTCGTAATAGTCTCAGAATTGTAATTGAACCTATCACTATCTAAGCTAGAACCTGCATAAACAAAATTCTCACTATCGAAAGCATTCTCAGAAATACCTAAATAAACTCTTTCTGGTCTTTCGTTGTCTTCAAAGTATCGAGTTCTATACTCCATTAAAGGTGGGTTAATTCCATCATCATCACCATAGTTTTTAACAGAATAACCTTCAAACCCAGCAGGGAAAGCATCTTCAGGTACATTTTCATCATACATCTCAACAATAACATAACGAGACTGTAATCGATAATCTATACCATCACCAATACGTTTCATTATGTAACCTGCATCCGCTCTATTTAGAGTACATCTTCTATATTCTTCTAGAATTACAGGAGAACTATCTGTATCAGTGAATTGACGTATGACAACATCAAATTCTTTTGTATCGGGTCTAATGTTTTGAATGGAAACTTTAATTTCACGGTTAGCGTTAGTACCATCACTTATAGAAATGAATCTGAATAAAGGTAAAACCCTGTTACCTCTAACTTCACTTACAACATAAGGTGTTATAGGTGTTTGAAATCTTATAGCATAGTTACCAATGTTTGTATTTTGATAAATTGTTTGAGAAACTCCTACAATTTTGTTGTCGTTAGCAGCTTTTTGTATAAGTTCAGGGTAAATCTCTTCAATCCATATTTCACTTTTGTCTTCAAAGTTACCTCTACTTAATACACGACCTATATAGTTTCTATTTTGAGAATTTAAGCTACAAGTATATATAAAATCTTCTGTACCTGTTGTAGCAGTTAAAGTAAATTCACCTAGTGGGTTATCTATGGCACCTGAAATAGTCACACCTGTGATAGATTGAGTTAAGATGTTGTTTATATATCTACCACGACTTCTCAACACTGCGACTGCCATGTTATCATATTCAGCATGAGTCTCATAACTGGCAGTAGCACCAGTAAAACTATAAGTATAAACGTTACCAGTTTGAGATTGGTATACATATGTCAAACCAGAAGTGTTCCACGTGGAACCAGATTTAACTCTTGCTGTTTCGTCTTCAACGAAAACACCTATAAAACCAGGTGTAGTAGCGCCAGATACACCAAATGTAGCACCTGTAGTTATAGTAATTCCTGTTACTAAGGTGTCATAAGCACCTAAAGTCAATGTGTCGATATTAGGTCCAGCTATTGTAGTAATTACAAATGCAGGACTTTGGTCTTGATAACCAGATAAACCTAAAACTCTTACAACATACAAATTACTAGCTTCTGAAAGGAAGCTTCTTGCAATCATACCAAGTTCATAACGTGGAGTTTTTTCCGATTTGTCATCTGCCACTATTATCCTTTCAGATGTTACATCGCCAAACCAAGTTCTAAACTCATTATAGTTTGTTACAAGTATTTCTTGAAAAGCTGGGCCTTTAACTGTTTCACCTATTAAACCAGCAACAGTTGTACCTAAAGATGGTGCAGGTGTAACTATTGTTAAATCGTTTTCTCTGAAATATGTGTTTGCAGAGGATTGTCCTATATATTTAGTAGCCATAGTTTATTTTAATTATAAATAGTGTATGGGTATATCAAAATTTAACTAGATTGATTATTATCTTCCGATTCCGTAAATTTTTCTTGAACTTTACCTAATACGTTGTTTATGATGTTCTTGTTATCATATGAAGTGATACCTAAACATGCAGCGGAATAACCTAAAAATAAACCTATTATACCTATGGATACCATAGGTATAACTGATAATGAGTTGTACATCGCTATATTATCATTTTCAACACATTTATAAATTTTAAACATTATTATAAATGTGAATAATGCTGATAGACCAGCAAATAACAACGATATACCTGCCATAACTCTTTTTGATGATAATCTCCCATCGGGAGATTCAAAAATTTCTTTTAAGTTTTTTAAAAAATTTTTCATTACTTAAGTAAGTGTATTTTAATCCTATTGATAAAACGTTCAAGTTCTTTTTCGTCTATTTCATATATTTCATCTAAACGACTTTCATCGAAGTGCATAGTGATATATCCTAAAAAATCGTTTTCTTTACTTTCGATTATTTTAAATTTTATAGCTTCCACACCAAGTTTATCCATATCTAACTGGCTTTCTTCTGGAGCTTCGTTGTAATAAATAACAAAACTTTTTTTGTTAATCAAATTGTCAAATAAAGATGGCATAGAAGAAAAAAAAATATCCTTCATACTATCCATTATTTGCATATACCCAGGTGCTACGTGTTCGTGAGTAGCAGATACCTTTTGCATTGATTTTTTAGAAGCGTAAATACCTCCATTGTGTCTCTGGTAAAGAAGAATTCTGATACATGAAAATGTAGCAATCATCTCCGCCAAAATTTTACTAATCTCTAAATCACTATTAACATTTTTTTTAATTTCAGCACTTTTTTCACCTATAAAGTGTTTTTGAAACACTTGTTTGGTTTTTTTAAAGAAAACCACAATCGCCAATATACTATAAGCAATATATTCAGCGTTTTTTTCTATGAAGTCAAAAAATTTCATGGTATTATAATAAATACTTTTAAAAATACTTGACATTACTATATTTTTTCTTTATATTTGTATAAATTTAATTTATTATATATATGGTTTATCAAGTAACAGTAGAATTCATCTTTGAAGAAGAAAAAGGTGACCGTGTAGTTGAAAAGACTGCAAAAAAACATGTGATTGTGGAAGATGCTGTCATTCCTAATGATGCTATTACACAAACAGAACAAGCCCTAAAAGCCGACCAACGTAGATGGCGTATTGTCGGTGTAACAGAACTACCAAAGGTAGATTTTATTATCCATGAAAAAAGTTCAAGCGAAAAAGTCAAAATGATTCAGAATTAAAATGATAGAAGAAGTTGAAGGTAAAGAGTATTTAGTTTCAACAGATACAAATTATTTTCAATGGAAGGTGGGAACTGTGGATAATTTCATGTCCCCAACTTCATTATATTTGATGATGATAACATGGGTTTATGATGATGAAGATAATTATGAGTATTTGTCAGGAAAACTCAATCATCTAATTAAAAAGTTTAGATATTATTTTAAACAAAATATAGACAATTTGTTCGACAAGTCTTTATTTGATAAAGATTATATAATAGATATCAAAACAGGTTTAGAAAATTATAACAAATCTAATAAATTACATCTTAAAATAGAATTACAACTATATTTGAAAAATAATTCATATCCTCTCTTCAAAGGTAGTCATTTATATAAAAAAATACAAGAGTCTTGTATTAAAATGCAAGAAATGGAATGTTTTAAACATGAAGACTGTGGATTGTATTTCAATAAAAAAAGATTTAAAAACACAAAATATTTTATTGCTGAAAATGTTAGACAATAAAAATATAGAACTGGCAAAAATAGGTTTACTTGACGTGACCTTTTTTTCTGAATCTCCTTTTGATTCCGCAGAAGAGGATGAAGAAAATGAACTATATAGATTAGGTATCAAAAAAAATAAAATAGAAGAGGAATCACAAATTAAATTCTATTTTATGAATGGTAGAATAGATTTGGAAAAGGTTACACATGCAATGAAAATAGCTGTATATAAAGTACACGAAGAAAAATCAGACTCATCTCAATTGGGTAAATTGAAAAGAGTTAAAATTAATCAACCTAAAGAAATAAGTATAATAGAAGTTTACTTTGTATCAAATGTTTTAGAAAAAATTGTAATGGAAGAAGAAGATTTTAATCTATATTGGCAAATTTATAAAAGAAATAAATTATACCCTTTCATGAAATCCGATAATTAGATATTTTCTCTAAACGGTATTTCGTTATCACCTGCGAAAATATCGTATTGTACATGTACACATTTAATTATTCTAGAAAAAGGTCTACTAAAAACAGTGTTTTTATTGTCCTTGTTAACGTAATTTGAATCAGTCACTTCAAAATACTCTATAGTTGAGTTTGATGTGTAATAACCTAAAAAATCACCTCTATTTATTTCAACTTTCAATTCGTCTAATTGTTCTTGATAACAAGAAAAAGTACCTTCACCAAAAAATTCTTTGGTGACTGTACTGTTATTCATTCTTTCCACTTTACCTTTTTCTAGGTTGAAAGAACCTCTTAATTCAATTTCTGGTAACCATACTTTTTTTGCAGATGGTGTAGTGCCATAAAATTTACTTTTAGGTGTGGTAACCCTATCTATTCTATATAAAATTACCCTCATACCCAAGTATCCTTCAAAATATTCTCTACCTATTTTTATATGTAACTGGTAATCTTTATCGTTAAAAAAATTTATTCCAGTTTTAACTTCTCTATTTTGTTTATTTTCAGGCATATATATAAATACTACTTGACATGGGTTAAAAAAAGTTTTATCTTTGCTATCTGATTTGTCAAGAAATAATATATTTATTGAACTATAAGAATAATAAATGGAAAAAGAAACACAACCCATGCAAGAAAAAATCCTCATAGACGAAGGTAACAGCCGTTTTTCTCTATTCCCTATTGTTCATAACGATATTTGGCAAATGTATAAAAAAGCAGAAGCATCGTTTTGGACAGCAGAAGAAATTGACCTGTCAGCAGATTTGACAGATTGGCATGAAAAATTGGATGATAATGAGAGATATTTTATCAAGAACATTTTAGCTTTTTTCAATCAAAGTGACGGTATAGTTAATGAAAACTTAGCTGAAAATTTTCTCAATGAAGTTAAGTATCCAGAAGCTAAATGTTTCTACGGGTTTCAAGTTGCAATTGAAAACATACACGCAGAAACTTATTCGCTTCTAATTGACACATATATTAACAACCCAGAAGAAAAACATAAACTATTTAATGCGTTAGATTATAATACTGTAGTTAAGAAAAAAGGTGAATGGGCATTGAAATGGATTAAATCTGATAATTTCGTAGAAAGACTTATAGCATTTGCTGCAATTGAAGGTATTTTCTTCTCAGGTAGTTTTTGTTCTATTTTTTGGTTGAAGAAAAGAGGTTTGATGCCAGGTCTTTCATTTAGCAATGAACTAATATCTCGTGATGAAGCTTTACACTGTGATTTTGCTTGTATGATTTATAATAATCACGTTGAAAATAAACTTACAAAAGAAAGAATATACGAAATAATTGACTCTGCTTTGGAAATAGAAAAAGAATTCGTATCAGAATCTCTTCCTGTAGATTTAATTGGAATGAATTCTCGTCTTATGATTCAGTACTTAGAATTTGTAGCAGATAGACTACTTGTAGCTTTAGGGTGTGAAAAAATGTATAATAAAGAAAATCCATTCGATTTCATGGTAAACATCGCTCTTCAAAATAAAACTAATTTTTTTGAGAAAAGAGTTAGTGATTATAAAAAAGCTAGTGTAAATACTAATGTAAACGTTAAACAAACTGAAACCTTTGAGTTCACAGAAGAGTTTTAATATTTCACATTCCTTTCAATCGATTCATAGTAACAATAAAATCAAAAAAAATGCAAGTAATTAAAAGAGATGGTTCTAAAGAATCTGTCAAGTTCGATAAAATATCATCAAGAATTAATAAATTGACTTATGGTCTTAATCAAGACTTTGTAAAATATCAAGAAGTAGCGCAAAAAGTAATTTTTGGTGTTCGTGATGGTATTACAACAGAAGAGTTGGATAACCTTGCAGCAGAGACGGCAGCTTCAATGACAATCAATCATCCAGATTACTCTATCTTAGCAGGTAGAATTGCTATTAGTAGTTTACATAAGAGAATCGAAACTACAGTTTCACCTAAAAAGAAATTTTCCGAAATTATAGATAGATTGTATAATTACAAACACCCTAAAACAGGAGAAAATGCAGGTTTGATTATTAAAGAAGTATACGAAGCAATTCAAGCAAACAAAAATATAATAGATGAAGCTATAATTTATAATCGTGATTATAACTTCGATTATTTCGGTTTTAAAACTTTGGAAAAATCATATCTTCTTAAAGTTGATGGTAAAGTAATAGAAACACCTCAAACAATGTATATGAGGGTTGCTATGGGTATTTGGTGGGATAATATTGATAACGCTCTTAAAACATATGAATTGTTGTCTAACGGATTCTTTACCCACGCAACTCCCACGTTGTTTAACGCTGGTACTGTTAGACCTCAATTAAGTTCATGTTTCCTTTTAGGTACAAATGATTCTATTGAAGGTATATTCAAGACTATAACAGATTCTGCATTAATCTCTAAAAATGCAGGTGGTATTGGTATCCATATGTCCAATATTCGTGCCAAAAGTTCTTATATTAGAGGTACAAATGGAGTATCGAATGGATTAATACCTTTCCTTAAAGTGTTCAATGAAACCGCACGTGCTGTGGACCAAGGTGGCGGCAGGCGTAAAGGTTCATTTGCAATTTACATGGAACCTTGGCATGCGGATATATTTGAGTTTTTGGACTTGAGAAAAAATCACGGTAAAGAAGAAATGAGAGCAAGAGACTTGTTCCTTGCTATGTGGATACCTGACCTTTTCATGGAACGTGTTGAGAAAGATGAAGATTGGACTCTATTCTGCCCCAATGAAGCACCAGGTTTATCTGATGTTTATGATACAACAGATAATAAAGCTTTCACGGAACTTTATACTTCTTATGAACAAAAGGGAATTGGTAGAAAAGTGGTTAAAGCTAGAAGTATATTCAATAAAATACTAGAATCTCAAATAGAAACAGGAACCCCTTATATGCTTTATAAGGACGCTTGTAATAGTAAATCCAATCAAAAAAATTTAGGGACTATAAAAAGTTCGAATTTGTGTTCTGAGATAATAGAGTATTCTGATGATAAAGAATATGCTGTTTGTAACTTAGCATCAATTGCACTTTCATCTTTTGTAGAAATACCCACAGGTAAAGTCTTCTCAAAAGATAAAACTAAACGTACAGTGAACTATCAAAAACTATACGATGTCACTTACCAAGTTACAATCAACTTAAACCGAGTTATTGATATAAACTATTATCCAACCCCAGAAACTAAACGTTCCAATTTACGTCACAGACCTATTGGTATTGGTGTACAAGGTATGGCAGACATGTATGCTATGTTGGGTATACCTTTCACTTCAAAAGAAGCTAGAGATATTAACAAGAAAGTATTTGAAACCATTTACTACGCTTTCTTATCAGCTTCTTGTGAACTTGCTAAAAAAGATGGTCATTATGAGACTTTCAAAGGTTCACCTGCATCAGAAGGTAAACTTCAGTATCACCTTTGGGGTCTAAATGAAAACGACTTATCTGGTATGTGGGACTTTAAGACTCTTATTGAAGATATTAAAAAATATGGTTTAAGAAACAGTTTAGGTTTGACCATGATGCCAACTGCAAGTACATCTCAAATTCTTGGTAATAATGAAGCTATCGAACCATTCACTTCTAATGTCTACAAAAGAAATACTTTAACAGGTGAATATGTTGTTACCAATAAACATTTAATTAAAGATTTGATTGAACTTGGTCTATGGAACGAGAATGTTAAATTAAAAATTATTACAGGTGGAGGTTCTATTCAACATATAGTAGAAATCCCAGAAAATATTAAGGAGATTTACAAAACTGTATGGGAAATCAAACAGAAAGATTTGATTGAGATGTCCGCAGATAGAGGTGTATTTATTTGTCAATCACAATCTTTCAATATGTTTATGCAAGATGTGACACTTCAAAAATTATTCTCTGCTCACTTGTACGGTTGGAAAAAGGGTCTTAAGACAGGTATGTATTATCTAAGAACACAAGCAGCTTCTTCTGCTATGCAAGGTTTAGGTATAGATACTAGTAAATTGAAAGACAGCAATCAAGAGAAAAATGAAATTATTATGAGTAAGGAAGAACTTGTGGAAAACATGACCCCAGAGCAATATAAACAATGGTTAACTATTCAAAGAGAGAAAGCTATGAGTGGTGATGATTGTGAAATGTGTGGAAGTTAAAATTCTCAATATAGAATTAAAATAAATGATATGAAATTTACACCTGAAAAAATAAATAAACTAGAAGCAAATGAAGTATTTGTATTTGGTTCTAATAATAAGGGTATTCACGGTAAAGGTGCAGCTTATGATGCTAATAAAAAATTCAAATATCCTTGGGGTTTAAGTGAAGGTCTCAATAATCCTCCAACTTGTTATGCACTTCCTACGAAGAGTGATACTATTAATATACTTACATTGGACCAAATACAAATAAATGTTAATCGTTTTATAAAAGTGGTGAAAGAAAATCCACATATAACATTTCTAATTACTCCTATAGGTTGTGGTTTAGCTGGATTTAAACCGAAAGATATAGCACCTATGTTTAGAGAGTGTATGGATTTAGAAAATGTCACCTTACCGAAATCTTTTTACGATTATCTAATTAACCGTTAAAGGTTTTTATAGAATCGAAGTCTAATGTTAGGTCTAGAGAAGTT